AAAAGTATCCATTTTCTTCTTTAAAGAGCTCATATTCATTAATGCAGTCTTGTACGTATTTTTCTACATCTATATTAGTATTTGTTAGCGTCTTTATTGCCCTATATATCTTTTTATCAGCCTGTAATTTATAGCTTTCTTCGTTTCTCATCATCTCTATAATTGCCCAAAATAATCCATACCCTTCTAGTCCATAATCAGCTCTCATGTTAAGAATTTTAGTATCAGTTATTGCATTACTATCATGTGAGAAATAATAAGTCTCTTTAGCCATATCTTCTCATCTCCCTCTGACTTTCTCCTTTCGTTAATCTAAAAGGACATAGAAACCTTATAAGAATTTTATAGGTTATATCTCCATGTCCTCCTTCCTTTAAATTTCTGTATTAATTAAACATTTTCAATATTTCTTTTGTTATTAAATCTTTTGCCTCTTCTTTCGACATGTTATTTAAATCAAACTTTTGTATTTTAACTTTATCAGTATCTAATATTGTCTCAGCTCGTTTTTCTTTCTTATCTTTCAATGCTAAATCAACTACCTCTTGTATAATCTCTTTAGATATACCATTATCTTTTAACTTGCTTATGTATACTGCTAAGCCTGCAAGTATTTCATCTGTTTTTCCTTCAATTTTTATATAATTTTCTGTTATTTCTGCTCTAAAACTCATTTACACTTCCTCCTAATATTTTTTATAAAATAATTTTTCTTTGTTCCAATTTGAGCCGTATTTTGACTTTAAATAATCTTCTATCATTTGTTCATATAATTTAGTGTTTTGACCAAAATCTTCTTTATAATGACATTCTCGGCACAATGTGACTATATTTTCTTCTATGCCTAGACCACCGTTGTGACCTTTTTATAAAATGAGCATTTGCATAACTCTTGTCCACATATTTTCCACAAATAATGCAACTACGATTATCTCTATTCCATACCTTTTCTTTGACTTTTTGAGGTATCTCACACGCTTTACTTCTTTTGCTCATCTTTCCCACCTCGCTAATAAACTTTTTAACTCCTCTGGTGTCATTGTTTCTATTTGTTGTTCTTTACAATCTTGTATTACACTGTCTATAAGCCTTGTCATTTGCTTAGTGTTATATGAGGAACTTCCGTTGTATGCTAGTAATACCACTTGACCATATTCATCTATTGCTTTTTCACAGAACCAACCTAAGCCATTCTTTTGCCATATTCTTTCAAATTCAGTCATTACCTCTTCTTCCATTTGTAAGACTGTATATGTGCCAGCCTCTTTTATATGTTTTTTATATACTTCTATATTGCTTATATTGAGTTTTTCAGCTAATTTTCCAATAAGAACCCATAAGTATGCATTAGCATTTAAAGAACGCTTTTTGTACCATCTTGTTGCTTCCACATTAAGTTTCTTGTCTTTTAATTCTTCTGCTTCCTGTAAAATATACTTATCGTCAAATAGAAATGTTATTTTAGCTTTTCCAGTTCTTAAATCTATTCCTATGTCATCTATAACTGCTGTATTCTGCATACTGTTACCTTTCTACATGTTCGTGCATAAACACATATTTTGAATTTTCTCCCATATTATTCAATAAAAACTCACTTGCTTGTTGTTTACTTAAATGACTATCTTTTGCTCTAAATTCATAAACATATTTGCAGTCTTGTTGTTTTTCTTTTATTCTTTCTTCTATTTCATCTTCGTCATAATTTCCCTCGATAAGATATAAATCATAATTCTTAGCACTTATTCCTTCTACTGTTCTTGTATCTGTCATATAAATCACTTTATAATCATCAAATAATACTCTGTAACCGCATTGAGGCACATCATGGTATAATTTAATTGGTACAATTTTAAATAGCTTATAGTCGTATCTCGTGCCAATTTGAAGTATATCTATGTTCTTTCTTTCAACTCCACAGTCCAAAAGCGGTTTCAATAGCCATTCACAACAAGCAAATCTTAATGTTGGTCTTTCTTGTGCCAATTTTCTAATTGTTTCTTTTTTGAAGTGATCTGAATGTATGTGGGTGAGAAGTACTATTTTCAATTTTTTATAATATTTCTCTAACTTTCTAAAAGTTACGCCACAATCTATTAAAATTATGTCTCTTATTATTGTCGCATTTCCTGTACTGCAACTAGATATAATTTTATAGTTCATTCATTGATACCTCTCTTGTATTCTCTGTTTGTTCTATAACATCAGCTTGTACTTCAATTGGTTCTTGTTGTGGAATCTCTTGTTGCATTTCCTCTGCTTCATACATTCCTGCTAAATCTTCAACAAATGTCTCTCTTAAAGCTCTTACTTTTGCAACTTTTTCAAGCATTGTTGCACTTTTGGTACTCCAATTTGAATTTAATTGTCCATCATTTTTTCTTTGTGCAACCTCATTAAAACTTACACTTGAATATGTAGGGTGTGACCAATCTTTTCTAAAAACTCTAGCCCAACCACCAACAAGCTGTTCATTTCCTAGTCTGAATGTTCCTTGTCTTTCTTCTATAGTTCCATCTTCTTTTTGAACTATAATTCCACATTCCATTCCATCATAATTTGGATTTAAAACAGCCCTTTTCAATATTGCATCTTTTCCAACAACTAATTGAGCTGGTGTTCCTGCTTTATACTTGATCAAATATGCTTCTCTTAAGAATGGATTTAATTTTCTAACCTTGCAAAGTTCTGTAAACAACTTAAACTCTTGATTTGTAATGGGAACATCAGTTCCAACTATATATTCTTGTACTATTTTTTTACTTAATTTTATTTCTTGTCCTTCCACTTCAAATTTAACTACTAAATCTTGTGTCTTATCTTGAACTTCATTACTCATATTCATATCCTCCATTTACTAAAAATTCTTTTAATGCTTTTAATTTTGTTCTAGTTCCTTTTACTGTAAACTTTAATGTTAATATTTCCTCTTGTTTTTCCTCTACTGTTGGTGCTTGTAGAACTTCTTGTTCTGTTACTCTAAAATTATCTAGTGCTTGTTTGGTTGCTTCGGTTTGTATTTTTATATTCTCATCTGCAATCCTTTGAGCTTCTTCTAATTGTTTCTGTTTTAGCTCTTCTTGTTTTCTCTTAGTCTCTTCTACAGCTTTTATTCTGTTTATAACCGTACTTATTGCTGTACTTAAAACATGACCATTTTGCTTATACTCAACTAGTATTTCTTCTTTATGTTCTTGTAACATTATTGTTGCTAAATCTGTATTAACTCTGTCTATAAAATCCTTGGCTTGTTTCTTCAATGATGTTTTACTATCTGATAATCCAACTTTAATTTTTGCGTCCTCAAATTTTATAAAATCAATAAGCAAACTTTGTTTGTATTCTTCAAAGTAATCTCTTATTTCTTGTTCTTTTCTTGCTCTTAATTCGTCTTCTGTTGTATCTACCTTATTTTTTAATTCGCTATCTGCTTCCTTATATTTATCTGATACGTATGTCTTATAAACACCCTCAAATTGCATATATGGTTCTAGTATCTTTTCTTTTACTGTTTTTCTTTGTTGTTCTACCTCTTTAAATTCTTTATTTAAGTCTGCTCTTATTTGCTTAATTGCTTTCACATTTTCTTCTGTGCATACTAAGCTCTTCGCATTTTTTACCTTTTTATCAATTTCTATTGATAACTCTTTTAAATGTTCCTCTATTTGAGGTAGTTGCTTAATTGTTATTAGTTCTTGCATTATTCTTCCTCCATAATTTCATCAAAAACTCTATCTTCATAATCTCTGTCTGCTTCTTCAAGCTCGTATTCGTATCTAGCTTGTCTTTCTTCTGAATCCGTTGTTTCTATTATGTAACCATTTACTATTCGTACCATTTGACTTTCTCCTTCTCTCCGTGCTATAATAAGCATAGAGTTCATATTTATGTGATTCAATTGAGTTAGTAATTGCTGTCGAAATCTTTTACTAGCTCTTTAATTTTGTTTAAAATACTTTTTTCATTATTGTAATTGTTGCTTTCAGCTAGATTCTTAATTCTCTTAACTAATTCTGAAAGTTCTTCATTATTGAATCTTAAATCTTTGTTTTCGTTATATAATGCCTTATTTTCTTCTTGCCATTGATGTATTTCTGCTCTTTGTCCGTCTATAAGTTTGTCTCTGTTAGCAATTTGTTTTGATTTTGTTTCTATGACTTCCTTTAAATGTCTCTTTCTTTCAAACATACTATTTCACTCCTTTCTTTAATTCTTTTAATCTTAATTTTAGCTTTGCCATTGTTACCACATGCCATATATAGCATTTATCCAGCTTGTCCATAATCTTCCTCCTTAGTTATTTTAATATCCACATTCCGTAGAATGCTCCAACTGCTAGTCCAAAACACATGCAGTTTACTATTTCTAATAATGTCTTTTTTATTGCATTCTTTTGTTTCTTACTCATATTTATCATCTCCTTTCTAAACTAATATTGATTTGGCTTTTTCTAATTTAGTTTCTGCTTCTATAGCTCTTTTATAAATTGCTTCATATTCTTGGCGAGAAACTCCTCCGTTTTTATATACTTTTACTTTGTACTGATTGTCTGTTGTAAAGCCTTCTAGCTCGCCTTTTAGTAATTGCTTTTTTACTTCTGCCTCTCCTATACCTGTTTGTTTAGCATATGCTCTTGCAGATAAGTAGAAAAATGGTACTTCTTGCATTTCTTCACTTCCTTTCCTATCTTTTCGTGTCTACCCATGATATAATGATAACGAAAGAGAGGTTGTTATGGAATTATTGTATGGTAATCAACGAAAAGCATTAAAATTTATTTATAAGGCATATAAACGTAAATCAACTACTACTAAAGTTAAACTTTCCAAAGTTCTTAATCTTAACTTTCAAGAAACTACTCAAGTGTGTAAAGAATTAAAAAATAAAGGTTTTATTAGTTTGGTTGGTCTTAATTTTGAACCCCAAATTACTCCAAATGGAATCGAATATTTTTCTATTGAAACTAGAGTTTCTCTAGAAACTGTTTTAAATTCAATTGTATGCCCTATTATTGTATCTGTAGTTACCACCCTAATAACTTTACTGTTATCAAACTAGTTATTACAGATATCGGTATTTCTACGAAGAACATTCTTTTCATAGGATGTTCTTCCATCCATTTTAAAAACTTGATTATTTTTTCTCCCATACTTTCCTCCTATTGTTTGTTTAAACATTTTGTTGAATTAATAGCTAAAAAAATATCTGATATTGTACACCCATATAGTTTTGACATTTTTTCTTTTAATGTATCGCTAGGATTTCTTGTTCCATTCTCCAGCATCGATAAGTACTCTTTTCTTATTGATAAAATTTTTGCTACTTGTTCTTGTGTTAAGTTCTTATTTTTTCTTAATTCTTGCAATGTCTTTTTATTCATTTTGCACCTCCTCAACAATTTGTTGAACACATTATATTAAACATTTTGTTGATTGTCAATACCTTTTTTAAAAATATTTTTACAATTTGTTTAAAGGTATTGACGCTCTAAGAAAAAAAGTTTACAATTTGTTTACAAGTTAAACAAATTGTATTATAATATATATTAATTATGTAAAGGAGTTATTTTTATGAATAAATTAAAACTCTTGAGAACAGAAAGAGGAGAAAGTTTAGAAAAAATTGCGAAATATTTAAATGTTACTATTCAAACTGTTTCAAATTATGAAAATGAAAAAAGAGATATGTCCCCAGATACAATAATAAAGCTCTCTGAATATTTTAAAGTCAGTACTGACTACCTTCTTGGAAAATCTGACGTTCGCAATCCAGAAAAAGTAAATATAAATGATGCTGATGTTGCTTTTGCAAGTGGAGTAAAAGCATTAAATGAAACTAATAAAATGATAATAAAAAATACTTTGGAAGCATTACTTGCTAAACAAGAGCAAGACAACAAAAATACAGAGGATAAATAAATGAATATAGATTATATTGAAGATTTAATAAATAGAGAAAATATCAATTTAGTAAATACTTATTTAGAAGATTCTGCTGGAGCATATATCAATTATAAAAAATTAAATGTAATTATATATGATACTACTAAAATCAAATCTTCTACTTACAAAAAGGAAGTTCTTGCCGAAGAATTACGGACATTATTACTATGATGCTACTTACAAATTTAATTCTGATATAGAATTTATTAATAAGCAAGAATATAAAGCAAAGAAATATTCATATAATATGCTTATTTCTTTTGAAAAGCTAAAATTAGCAATAAAAAATCGGAATTAATGATTTATATAGTTTAGCAGATTATTTCGAAGTTACAGACGATTTTATGAAGAAAGCACTTGATTTTTATACAAATAAATATGGAGAATTTACAAAAGAAGCATTAATTTATTAGTGTTTCTTTTTTTAGAAAGGATTTAATATGGCTAGAAAGACAAATTGTACAAAAAATGGTACTGAATATTACAGATTACACAGAAAGATAAATGGAAAATATGAAGATTTTTATGGTACAAATAAAAGTGAAGCCGAAGAAAAATTTTTTATACGAAAAAAAGAAGTTGAAGAAGGATTATTACAATCTAAAGATATCTCTATTGAAGATTTAATGCATAGCTGGTTATTTCAAATTAAAAAGAACGAACTAAAGCCTTCCTCTTTCCAATCCTACGAAGGAACTTTTAGAAACTACATAAAAAACTCGGATATTTCAAATATAAAAGTATTTAATACTAAATCGATACAAATACAAGAATACTACAATAAACTTGGAAAAACAAAATCATACTCACAAATAAAGAAATTACATAAGTTATTAAAGCAATTTTTTATTTATTCTGAAAACGAAGGATATATTGCAAAGAATCCATGTAACAATCTTACTATTCCCAATAAGCAGCCTAAAGAAAAAGAAGACAGCATAGAATATTTTAACGAAGAGGAAATTGAAAAATTAAAGACTGCTTTTAAAAATAATAAATTTTACAATCTTATACTACTTGCTTTAGGAACAGGTTTAAGACAAGGTGAATTGTTAGCTTTAAAGTGGGAAAATGTAAATCTTAAAGATAAGTATATCGAAGTAAAAGAAAGCGTGAAAAAAGTATATATCTTCGATTCCGATGGAAATAAAAAACTTGAAACAATCTATCAAAAACCTAAAAGCTTAACTTCCATTAGAAAAGTGGACTTACCGAATAAGATTATTGATATGTTGTCTAATATGGATAGATCTACAGTATTTGTCTTTGAAGATGAAAATGGCAATCCTTATTCCGCAAAAACACTTTTTGGCAATTGGAAAAAAGTATTAAAAAATAATAATATCCCATATAAGAAATTTCATTCATTAAGGCATACTTATGCTACTATGCTTTTAACAAAAGGTGTAGACTTAAAAACTGTTCAGGACTTAATGGGCCATTCGGATATAACTATTACTCAAATTTATTTACATGTACTGCCTAAAACAAAATCTGATGCAGTTAATAGATTAAATGAATTATTGTAACCCCAAAGTGGGAAAAAAGTGGGAAATTTAAAAATAGAGTAGTTCGGATTTTTCTTTAAATCCTTGCTACTCTAATGTTTTTTCTCTCTGGTGACCCCTACGGGAATCGAACCCATGATTCGGCCTTGAGAGGGCCGCGTCTTAACCGCTTGACCAAGGGGCCATAAAATTTACTTATTTAATATACCATTTTTTATGTTTCAAGTCAACTAGTTAAGTCCATTTTTTTAATTTTTATTCAAATAATTTTTGTACATTAAAAATGTATCAAAAAAGTTTCTTTTTAATTTTTATTGAATACACATTTGTAAAATTTCTTTTAGCCTCTCATCTTTTTTTGTTAAATATAAATAACCAATCAAAGCTTCAAAAGCAGTCGCATAACTATATTCTTCTACAGTTGCATTTTTAGGCACATGATGATTTTCCGCATTTCTTCCTCGTCTCACTATATTTTTTTCATCGTCATTCAATTCTTTTTCAATTTTATGTAATAATTTTACTTGTGCATCAGCTTTAACATATTTTATTGCCTCAATATGTAACATGTGAGGTTTTAATTTTGTAGTATTAGTTAAATGCGTTCTAACAAACAATTCAAATACACTATCCCCAACATAAGCCCATGTTAATGGTGATAATGTATTAACTTCTGCCACGTTTCTCTTTCTTTCTATTAATTCAATCATTCTCTCCTCCATTTAAACTACCACTTCCAATGTGATTTTTCCTAAATTTCCAGTCCTAAAATCTTCCAATATTATTTTAGAAATTTTTTCTAAATCTATATTATTCCCTTTAGATACAGTTCCTCTTTTTTCTCCTATATAATTCATTATTTCAACTATTTTTTCATTTTCTTCTAATTCATCATTACTATTAATCTTTTCAACTATTTCCGAATTTAGCTTATACCTTTCAATTAGGTTTTTCCTATATTTTTCTATTAAAAATTTAACTAAATTGTAAGCAATTTCCACTTCGTCTATTATATCACTTTTTATCGTCCCTGTATAAGCTAAATTCAAAGCAGTTTGTTCGTTTGCAATTTTAGGCCATAACACACCTGGTGTATCTAATAATTCTACATTGCTTGTAAGGCGTATCCACTGCTTGTTCTTTGTAACACCTGGTTTATTCCCCACTCTCATTGACGTTTTTTTAGAAACTCTATTTATAAATGATGATTTTCCTACATTTGGAATCCCTATTATCATTGCACGTACAATCTTATTTCTACCTTTTTGTTGTGCAATATTTCTCTCTTCACTCATCATCTCATTTAATTTATTTATTATTTTATTTGCGCCTTCTCCATTGTTTGAATTGCATAATATTGCTGGTATCTGCTTTTCCTCAAAATATTTAAGCCATTTCTTGTTTTCAATTTCATTTGCTAAATCTGACTTATTTAACACAACAATTTTTTTCTTATTTTTTATTAATTTCTGAGCTTCAGGATTTTGACTAGAAACTGGAATTCTTGCATCAAGTATTTCTACTACTACATCAACTAATTTCAAATCAGTTTCAAGCTGCTTCATCGTTTTAGCCATATGTCCCGGATACCACGAAATGGAAACTTTTGAAAAACTTTCTTGACTATCATTATTTTTCTTTTCTGCTCTGATTTTTCTTTTTTGATACATGTCCATTTTTTTCACTTCTTTCTATTCTATCATTAAAAAAAATACTTAAAAGTATTTGTTTTTCGTTTTTAACTTGAAAGTATTATATCATATTTTTGTTTATTTATAAAGTCAAGAGCCTCAAAATATTTATCTTCATATTTGAATATTACTTTTATATTACCATCTTCACTAACAACAATATCTTCAATTAAATCATCTATCAATAATCTATTTAGTTCATTTATTTTTTCTTTTTAAATATATTCATCCAATCAGTATCGTTATTTTTTATTGTTTCTTTTCCTTTTTCCTTATCCATTTATTTCCATCATTTTTTGATAAAAAAAGCAATACAAAAAAACTTTTATAATCCTTTCGTACTGCTTAATCAATTATAAATTTTAT